GCTCTTTGTTCCACTCGCGGGAGATGAGATTTCTTTTTTTTTGCGCCATTAAAGGCGCACACTCTGGGCAGTATCTTTGCAGTCCGCTATTAACAATGTAGTCCTTGCCACAGTTTTCGCATTGATCTATACTGCCGAGTTTGCGCCGCGGAGGATGTTGATTCCGCTTACGACGGGAAACTCTTTCGCGTTCGGCTCTACACGTCGGACAATACCATGCACGGGGGCCGCCTTTAAATGTGGTTCCGCACGTGCGGCATGTACGATCTTTAAGCTTAACAGCAAAATTAGCCTTTGATTTTGCTGCGCACGCTTCACACAAAAATTGATCTTCATAGCGGCGTTCAAACGGCGCGCCGCATTTAACGCACTTTCTTGTCGGCATCTTCGTTCCTCTTTTTCTCAAATCTCAAAATCTTCGCCGTACTTCTCGTAATGCTTATCGCAATAAGCATTATAAAATTCCTGCTCATCTTCAATGCCCTGCGCGTGAAGTTCTTCACGGATTTCGTCGTCCATCATCATAACCGCTGCTTCAAAATCGATCGTGTTGCCGTTGTAGTCTTTAATTCTTTTCATTTTGGTTTCCTCCGTTGGATTGAATTTATTTTGTGTCCTTGTCCTTTTGACATTTACATTATACAGCAGTAGCTATATAAAGTCAAGTGCTTTTTCAAAATTTTTTTAAAAAATCTTGATTTTTTTCGCAAGACAAGCTATACTATTAAGCGTTCGGATTTCCTCCGAACATGTCGCCCCGGAAACGGGGCGTAGGATTGAAATGAAATTGTTTTTGCCGTCCTTTTGACAATTTCGGCACAAACAGGCAAAACCCCGGTATCTGATTAGCATACCGGGGTTTTTGCTTTTACTCGTCGATTTCTCGCAAATCCTCCGCCCGAATCGATAAGGCAGAGGACAATTTGCAGACCGTATCAAATTGAGCTTTGTTAATGTTGCGATTTTTGCACTCATATTGCTGTATCATTCGGACGTTTACGCCGGATTTGCTCGCTAATTGGGATTGAGATAATCCGGCGGCTAAACGTAATCGCTGTAAGTTTGTCATTTTTGAGCTCCTTTACTTTATTCGGTGGATCGTGGGCAACATATTATCCGCATTGCCTGCATTTACAAAAATCGGCGCTACCCATTTAAGGATCAGCTTACGCGTACCATCTTTTAAACCCTCCTTAAAAATTCCGGGCAGATGTAATGCCCCAAATGTCTAGCCACTTATTTACATACTTTTTGTCGTTCTCGTCGCACTCTTCCCACGGTGTTGCAGGATCACCGATGATCTCCTCAACGTAATCTATTTCATCGGTTGCGTCTGCGTCTTCAAGACTGGAGAGCGTTTCCGGCTGGCCTTCGGTTTCGAGCATCCATTCGCCATAGAGGCTTTCAATATTGTTGTAGAGCTTGTAAGTGTTTTTGCCGTTGGTGATGTAAGTTTTTTTCATTGTTCGCACCTACTTAAAATCCCATTTTTTTCATGTTCCACGTCGGGCGCCAACCAGCGTCAACAAGTCCGCGTTTTCCGTTCTCCTTGAGCACTCCCTCAAGGATCATGTCTGCTAACTTTCCGTAGTTGTCGCGGCGATCAATGACTAAGCCTGCTTTAACTTCCGGCATTGCCTGCACAAGCTTTTTGATTTCGGCCTCATAGCGCTTAGCGGCCTCGCTGTAAAACTTAACCTCTTCGCAATATGTGCTTACTTCGCCGTGCGCTTTTATTTCTTCTTTGGCAGTAGACGCAATATACATCAAAAAATCATACGGGCCGCTTACAATTTTCTTTGCCCATTCGATTTGCTTTTCACTGCCGATAAAATTAAACATTGTGTTCATCATTTTGATTTCCTCCATTTTGTTTTTCTTTCCTTTTGACACTTATATTATACATCTATAGCTGTATAAAGTCAAGTACTTTTTCAAATTTTTTTTAAAAAATCTAGATTTAGAAGACAAGGACGCAAAAATCAGCGTGTAGCATATCGTGTTGCATTTTGATAAAAAACGGCTTAATTCCGTAAAAATAAACTTTAAAATGTAAAAATATTTTTGAAAAAAATAAAAGGAAAAACCGCATGAAATCTAAGCTTTTTAGACTTCATGCGGTTTTTGGGTTTGGTGCAGGTAACAGGACTTGAACCCGTAATATATAAGCGCAAAACCCGCATAAACTCTATGTGTTTTAAAACATGTGTTGCTTTTTGTGTTGCATTTTACTTTTATCCGTAAGATTTTGTGAATCGGTCAACGATTTTTGCATTAAAGTCCTTTTGCTCATCGGATAAAACGTGCTCGTAGATTTTGTCGAGGACATCGCGGTTTTCCCACCCGCCGCGCTGCATGATATAGAGGTCCGGCACGCCCATAGCGTGCAGAACGGAGGCGGAATGGTGTCGCAGATCGTGAAAGCGGTACGGTTTACCCAACACGCGTAGGGAGAGCGTGCGGAAGAGGTTTGATATTGTAATAGGCGAGTATGGGCATACGCGCTCATTATCTATGCTGCGCAGCTCATCAATGATAAATTTCGGCAGCTCCACAAAGCGAGTTCCGGCGGTTGTTTTGGTAGACTTGATAACATACTCGTGATTATCGTCACAGACCATAGCCTTGTTGACCATGACGCCGTTATCATGCACGTCGCTTTGCGTCAGTGCGCATATTTCGGAGCGGCGCAGGGTGCCTACAGCAGCCAACAAAATAGCTTGGTGCATATTAGTGCCCTCGGCCGCTTCCAATAATGCCTTTACTTCCGCCTCTGTCGGAATGGTGATTCTTGCCTTTTGCTTCTGGGGCAGGCCCGTGGAGAGCTGGAAAGAGGGATAATATACGCCCAGCACGGCAGATAAAAGCCCATGGGCATTGCGCACGGTCTTTGGCGCATGATTTGCCGCGAACTGGTTTATGGAGCGCTGCACGGCCTCCTGCGTAATGTCGCGCAGCTTTAGCGGCATAATGTCTTGTAGGTCATTCCGGGCGCTTCGGCGGTACTCGCGTATCGTAGAGGGCGAGAGCACGTTGGTTTTGCTGTCGATATAGCGCGTGTATGCCTCTTTCAAAGTCATGTCTCCGGCGGATGCGGTGCGCTGCTTTCCGTCCAATTTGTATTCTGCCGCCATGTATTCGGCTTCTTTTTTTGTTGTGGCGGTAAATGATTTGTAAATTCGCTTTCCGGTGGATGGATCCGTGTAATCGTATAGATTTACGCGCCAGTTACCGGAGGGCAGTTTTTTAGCTTTTGCCATTGTAAAAACCTCCTATTATTGAAAATCCCGTAGATACGTTTTTGTATCCACGGGATTTTGTTATTTGAGCAAACCGCCGGAAGCGGAGCGAGCCTGTATCCAACCGCGATCTAAGTTTGTGATATCGTAGCCAAAAAAGAAGCAAACGAAAATCACAAGGATGATGCAGATAATCAAGCAAATCCGAACGAGCCGCCGATCTTCGTTGTGCTGGCGCATAAATTGTGCTTCTTGCTGCGCGAGTCGCACAATCTTATCTTCGCGTTCAAACTCAATGCTTTTCTTCAGGTACTCGATCTGCTCGTTCTCGGAGCCTTCATCCGGCATCGGCGGTGTAACGATGTCATATTTGACGGCGGCAAGGATAGATCTAAGCACAACGATGCTCGGGTCGGCCTGCCGTTTAAAAATGCGGATAATTGTACTTTGTGAGACATTACAAGCGTCCGCAACGTTTTGATAAGATAAGTTGAGCGAGACGCGTCGATCTTCCAGCTTTGGTATAAGCGCGTCCAAATCGATTGTCGAAAAATCCATAAGAAGCACCTAATTTGTAATTTAAGTCATATATAAAGTACTGTTATGCAAAATTGAATATTTACACCACCGTTTGAGAGGCCTATTATTTAATCAAACGAAAGGCTTATCTGTAGGTGATAAGCGTGTTAAATCCCGTCCGGTTTCCCGTCATCCCCTGATTGGGAATCGAATTAAATTTTATGTCCAAGATTTCGTAGCCTTCCCTTTGCATGCAGTTTAAAACATAGTCAATTTCCGTTGTGTATTTTTCATCGCACTTAAAGACCTGATTAGCAAGCTGCGAAAAACTGTTTATCAGCACGACGTGAACCGCACCATCTTTTTGAGCTAGATATGGGCGCATATTTGTATAGACATTTTGTGCGGTGTTTTTTTGGTTTCCTGAGAACAAAGCCATAATATTTTACCTCATTTCGTATATTTACCTCATAATTTAACTGTATCATATCACTAAAAACGCACGTAGTCAACAAATAAATAAAAAATTTTTTTATAAAAAGAACGGAGTTGAACAAATGAAGACGGTAGAAACAAGGGAAGAAAACAGAATCCGAAAAAACTTAATAGACGCAATTTCAGAAATGCTGCTGGATCTCCCCGTAGATACTTTGCGAAAGATTTACATATCTGTATCAATATGGGCAGGGAAAATGTAGGCGCACAAAGCAAAAGGCGAGGACCGTTAAAAATTCGGTTCTCGCCTTTTTTATTTGTCTTCCGACAATATCTCGCAAATCTTCTCAAGCCCTTTTACAAAAATCGGCAGATACTCATCGGGTAGCTGCGCCATAGCGCGAAGCAGTCGGCTTCGGTCGTCATCATCGATTTGTGCTCTGGCAAAAATCTCCGCCAATGCTTCCTCACGTGTTTTCTGCTTAAACATTTCGCCTGCACCGGTACGCAACCAGATTAGATCGACACCAAAAACACGGCAAATATCGGCGATTGTGCGATCTCCAATTCCTGATTTTCCAGAACAAATAAGGCTCAAACTACCTTGTTTTATTCCTATCTTTTCCGCAAACTCAGACTGCGTAAGGGACGAAGCTTTTAAGACCTTTTGCACACGCTCGTTTATTGTCTCCATTCGTTCACCTCCTTATATAGTATTATACCATAATCCGAAATAAAGTCAACGAAAAAATATTTGCCACCAATAAAATAAAGCTTGACAATATAGCCCACCTATGGTATTATATAGGTAACAAATAACAGAGAGCAAAAAAAGGAGGTAAATTTAATGTACGAGGTCTTAACGCATGAAGCAGAAAAAGCTATTCAGATCGTTAAAGCTGTGCCTGCGGACAAACGCGCTCTTGCCGTGAAAATGGCAGAGATTTACGCCGCAGGCCTTGCGGACGGCGTGGAACTGGTAACGATGCGCACCGAGCGCAAAGACGCAGACGCGACCAACCCGAAAGCGGTGTGAGTTAAGGAGATAAAGGAGGAAGCGGAATGAGAATGGAAGACCGGGCACGAAAAGAAGCATTAAAAGTGGT